TCTTAAGTTTATTAGCATCGTTATCATCTATAACTACTCTACCATAAACTGTATCTCTTACTTCCCAATCAGTTGGACTACTATCATCGTAGAATACTCTTAACTTAAAGAATACTTTAGCATACTCATCGTCAACGTTTGCATCTACTACCTCAGTTTCTTTAATAACAACTTCAAATATATCATCTTCATCTATATTCATAAAATTTGCTAATCTTTCATAGTCATCATCTTCTAACTCTGCAGTTGCTAAAACGATTGCTTGAGTTTCCCAGTTATCATCTTCATTTAAGATAGCTAAGATTTCTTCATTACTTCCAATCTCACTTGCAATTTCTGCTGCTGTTGGAATTGTTACTCCTGCTAATACCGACGCTGCAATAGCATCTGCTGTTGGCACATCAGGTATTACTGGTGCTTCTGGTATTTGACTAATTCCATATGCTCCTAATGCTAAAAGAATAATTGTTGCAATGATTACAGTCCATATAACTGGTGTCTGACTTGCTTGTACCATTTTTATAAATCCTCCCTTGTAATAATAATAAAATTTAATACTATTGTATATTTTTTAGAATTATTAGAGTATTTCATAGTATACAATAGTATTATACCTTTATAAATCTTTTGTTTATAAATTAACTTACTGTCCCTGTTGAATATCTTACTTCATCTACATATAAATATGTATCGCCAGGACCTGATGATGGTGTATTTCTCACAAAAAATTTTAATTGAGGACCATTTGTTTTTTCTAAATCTGTAATTGTTTTTCTGCTACCACAATAAGTATCATATTTATTACTTCCTTTTGCTATTATTAATATATCACTTGTTGAATAATTTTCTTGACCAATTTGGTCTCTTGCAACATTATTTAAAGTTACACTCATATCTCCAATTTCTGTCCAACCATCAGTAGCATTTCCAAGATATATTCTTATGTAAGAATAACCACCAGCAGGAACTTCAAACTTAGAAGCCACATTAAAATGAATATGTCTATTTTTTGGAAGTGCATCACTAACTATTTCTCCAGTTAATGTGGTAGTTCCTTTAATTGACAACTCATTAGCAAGATTACCAGCGTGTGTTGTAGGAATAATAGTAATAGTTCCAGTAACTTCTGTCCATAAATCTGTATCTAAACTTGCACCAGTAAAATCATCATATACAGTATAAAGGTCTGAGTTTAACCAAAAAGCAGTTAATGTTTGAACTTTATCAATTGCCGCATCCATAGTATCATTAATATCTATTGCATTAAAGAGTTCTCCATCTACCCAATCTGTTCCACCAAGTGCTGTATTTTTTATTGCCATTATATTCCTAAATCCACAACTCTACATAATTCATCAAAGGTACTTTTAAGGTCTTCTGGTAATAAGATATCTCCAGCTACCCAATCTGTTCCTCCTAATTCTGTATTTTTTATTGCCATTATTTCTTCCTCCTTTCAGTACTCTAAATTTATTGCTAATAACTTTGAAAAGTTACTTGAACTTGTAATTCATTTGTACCATCAAAACTTACTGTATCAAAGTTTTCCCTACTCCAACAACTTCCTATAGTTGTTCCACTCTCTGTAAACGATGCTAATTCTGATATACCTATTCCACTCATTTGAACACTATTCCAATCTGCAGTATATACAACCTTAGATGTTACGGGAATTGTAGTTGATGTCAATAATTTTCTACTTACTTCGTTTACTAAATTAACATTAGTTACATCTGTAGTTCCACTGCCACTACCAATAGCCATATATTGTGGCCTATTAGTAGAGAAACTTCCTAGTGCTAAAATCAATCCACTAATACCTGTATTTGTTAATACCATTTTATAACCATGTACCTCCTGATTGTATATTTGATAATGTACTTCTACTATCACCCAAAAAGCTTATACCACTTGCTACTATACTCCCTAAGTGTCCTCCATAAGTAGTTCCAGTTCCTGAACCAGGAGAATCTAATATAAAACAACTACCAACAGTTCTACGTTTAACAATCCATTCATTTATATTTGTTCCAACACTTCCAGTAGAAAATAACATTCTACTTATAACATCAGTATCATTTATTTGTTCTGCTTGTAAACTCCTGATATCTAACAACATTTGTTTTATGGTATCTGTTAAATCACTAATTCTAGTACTCAATCTAACTTGCATAACTTCATCTGATAAACAATTATTTTTATTAAAATCATATTTTATTTCAAGAATAGTATACACTTCATTAACTATATTATGTGTTGGTATATTAACTATAACAGTTTGTCCTGCTGTTAATGATGTCAATCCTTGTAATGTTAATTTACCTTCTATTATTGGTTCCGAAAAATTATCCAATAAATTTGATGCTAAGTCTTGTGCATGTGTTGGGTCTATTATTGTTTTATCGTTTATGACTTTTGTGTGAGAACCATATTTTATAATACTTTCATTATTCTCTCCATATTTAATAAGAGGAGTACTTCTATCATAATTAATAGTAATACCTCCTCCACTTATTGGTAAATTATCTCCAACTAATGTTCCACTTGTAAATATAATTTGTTGCTGGTCATAATTAACCAAATATTCAACTCCAGATGGAGATGGTCCATAAATTAATTCATAAATACCACCTTTTTTAGTAATACTTCCACATACCACTACATTAGTATTATGAGGTCTATAATCTAATGTAAAAATACTACCAAGACCATCACTTATAAAATCATTTTTAACACCTGTTAATACTCTATCACCATAAATCCAAACTTTATTGTATAGTTCTTTATCTGTCTCTTTAAAATATGCTTTTACTACATTTGTTTCATCCAAAGTTTTTCCGCTTATAGATGATTTCTTTGCTATAAAATGTAAATCCTTATTTACATCTACCCAAAATGTAAAATTTGCTAGAATAGCTAATTGTTTTATAGAATCAAATACAGATTTTTGTTTAAATGATATATGAGTTAGAGTTTTAGATGTAACATTAACATTTGATGTAGTAATACCAGAAACATATTTTGATAGTATATCAGTAACAATGGTTGAAATCTCTTTATTATTATAAGTTTCAGGTTCAACTGTAGAATCTAATAATTTTGAAGAATAATCCCTTCCGATTATTTCTATAGTTTCTTTTTGTTCACTACCTCTAAATTTAATGTCTTCTATAATACCTGTAAATACTTTTGTTGTTGGAGGGCTAACATCTTTGTCAGCATATATTTCTACATCATTACCTATACTAAAAGTTGAAGCATATTCACCTGCATAATTTTTTATTAAAGCTTTAAAATGACTTACAGAATTATTATCTCCGATAGATGAAGTTACTTCTAATTTATCAACATCTGTAAATGTTTTTCCATTAATATCTAATTTTGTTTGTACTACCATTATGTTGAAATCATCATATTTAATTTCTCTTGTAATGCTTCCGCCATCTCATCCGGGTCTGTTCCATAAACATTCTCAATATTAATTGTTATACCACCACTTCCTCCCTCTGGAGTAACAGTTTCTCCTTTATGTAACATAGCTAATCCTGTATGTGGCATAATTCCACCTGTTTGAAATGATGGGATATTTAATCCAAATAATCCAAAATCCAAATCAACTTTAACTTTTGTTACAATCTTTTTTGGTATTTTATTTATTTTAGTTATAATATCATCTATTTGTATTATAGCAATATTTTTCATACTTATCCATTCATTTGATGCTTGTATTAAACTATAAACTATAGGAAAACTACCTTCTGTTGGATTACCAATCATAAATCCTAATCTTTCAGTTGATTTTGTTACATTTGATAGTTCAGTAGTTGCATTTGTGGTAAAATCAGTAAAGTTACTTTTTGCTTTATCAATACCAAATGTTATATTAGAAAGTATATCGTATTTAGGGTCAGTAGATACATTAAAAGTTCCAGTTTCCATAGTAGTTAACAATTCCTCAAAATTCATTTCTACTTTATTAAAGTCTTCTTTTTTTCCGAATATATCACTTATTTTAAATCCAAAAAGTCCTTCGAAAAATCCTTTACTAATTTTTTCTCCAGACACTAATTCTCTTAACTCTAAAAATTTCTGCATTTGTTCTTCTGTAGCATTACCTGCTCTTACTATTGCAGATACATCCATAAATTCTTTTAATACATCTTGTGATAGAGGTTCTTTAAGAGGTTTATTAAATACTACTTCAAGAACTTTATTATGAGATGTTATTAAAGTATTATTCGCATCTGTCATATTATTCGCAGCATCAACCCATTTAATTGAAGCATTTTCAAATCCATTAACAGGTTCTGTTATTCTAGTTCCACTCGCATAAAATCCTAAAGCATCTTCTAAATCCTTTAATTTAGGAGCATTTTTTTCTGCTGATTGTCCTAAAGTATCATAAGCAGATGCAGCTTCAGTTACTCCTGATGAACTATCTCCTAAATTATTAGAACTTGTTATTAATCCAGCAAAACTTATCCCTGCTATTAATCCTAAAGCAATAGATATAATACCTATTGGACCAGATAACGCTATGACTGCGGTTCCTATCGCTGTAAAACCAGCAATTATTGATGGTATCATACCTATAACAAGAAGCATTGGACCAACTATTAGAGCAAATGCAGTAGCAAATAAACCTACCTTTACTATTAAATTTTTAGTACTATCATCTAAATTACCAAACCAATCAACAGCATCACCTACAACATCAATAATATCTTCTAGTATTGGAAATAAATCTTCACCTAAATCTGCAGTTAAAATTTTAATCTTATTAGATAGCTTTTTTATTTGCGAATCCATAGTTTTATATCTTTTCTCAGCTTCTATTGTTAATGCAGTATTCTTTTTCCACTCCTTATCAGATGCAGCAAAAGTTCTTGTAATTAAATTTCCTGCATTAGACAATGATAATAAAGACCTTGTTAGTCTAACATCTTTTAATTCTAATGTATCTAATGTTTTAATAGCATTACTTCCTTGCTCACCTAATCCTAATATAAATAATTCAAATGCTTTACTTGCATCTTCTTTGAATACCCTTTGAAATTCTTCACTTGATAATCCTGCTGTCTTCGCAAAAGCCCATAATCCTTCACTACCAGTAATTACAGCTTTATTCATTTTTATTAATACTTTTTGAACTGCAGTACCACCTGCTTCTGCTTGAACACCCACTGAACTAAATGCAGTTCCAATAGCTAGTATATCTGCTGTTGTTAGTCCAACAATATTTGCTACACCTGCAATTCTATTAGCAAATTCAACAATTTCTGCTTCTGTAGTAGCAAAATTATTTCCTAATTCAACTACAACAGAACCCATTCTATCTACATTTTCTAATGGTTCTTGCATAATATTAGCAATTCTTGCAAATGCAGTTGCAGCAACTTCTGCAGTCAGATTTGTTGTTGCTGCAATATCAGCTATAGTTCTAGTAAATTTTTCTAAATTATCAACCCCAGTAACTCCTAATTGACCTGCAATTTCACCTATAGAAGATAGTTGTTGAAATGTTATAGGTATTTCTGTAGATAAACTTTTAAATCTATTCTCTAACTCTTTAAATCCAGCTTCACTTAATTCAACTGTTTTCTTAACCCCTGCAAAAGCACTCTCAAAAGAAATAGCTTCATTTATCATACCTTTCATAACAAATGCACCAGCAATCCCAAGTCCTGTTAATGCTGCTCCAGCACCTAAAATTGCAGCTTTATGCTTTTGAATATTACTAGTAAATCCACTTAACTCTTTTTCTGCTTTTCTAAAAGTCTTACTAAATTTATCTACTGCTTGTATAACTATACTTATACCTGCTCCTCCCGTTGCACCTCCTAATAAACTTCCTACTACCATTTTATCTTCTCTTGCTTCTCTTTGATTTTCTTTGGGATTTCTTCATTGCTTGCTCCTCTTTCTTAGTCTTTCTATTTTTAGCATCAATTAAAGCATCTATCTCTGGATAAGTTAACCTTCCGATATTGAAAAAATCATAACCAAATTCATGGAGAAAGAGTATCATATCTCCCTCCGCACCTACTTTTTTAAGATTTCTTCCTGTTGTAATACCTTACTTGAAGCATCCTTTAAATCACTTTGATTTGTTCCCAAACTAACTGATAATATTGCAGTAGTAAAAGCTACCATAATATTAGGTTTCATAACCTTTATTTCATCATCTGTAAACTTAGGATTAACTAACCCATATTTTATAATATCTATATCAGCTTGAACTTTGTTCTCTTGTGAAGTATCCATAGCTTTACTATAAATTTCCATTAACTTACCTCTAGTTAATGGTTTTACTATTGCCTTTGGTTTATCTGTGAGTAAATCTAGTGTTACTTCCTTTCCAAGTAAGTTTCCTTCCTCATCTCTGTCAAAGAGACAATCTTCTTTACTTATCATTTTAATTATCTACAGTCCTCCTTTCATTACCACGCATTGTAGTCAACTATGCTATCATGTACTGAAACAGAAATGTGTTGCGGTACTATTGTACACGTTTGGTCGGTTAATCCTTCTACTGGACTAGGAACCTCCATATCTGTTATTCTACATCCACTCATAATCATATAACAACTACCTGCTGTAGCTTGAATCTTAACCATCGCATTAAAAGTACTTCCTCCAATATAATACTGGTCGTATAATGGCTTTGCATTATCTGCATCCATAATAAAACTAGCACTTACTTCATAATCTCTATTTAATGGTATAGCTTCTTCTATTGTTCTACTTCCATTAAGAGGGAACCTTGCTTCCAGATTATTATTAATAGTTAAGTTAAACTCTGTACAATTTGTAAGAGCTGTTCCTGATGGCAAATGAACTGATACATCACTCCATAAATATGGTGTAGTAGTAGTCGGTGTCACAGCTGTAACTGCTCCTGACGAAAATGCAACTGATTGTGCTCTATAACCTACTTCACAATTTATCAATTCTCCTTCGCTCATATTAATAGCTAAACTATCAATTATACAACCCTTCACTGTTCTTATAAAGTTACTTCCTGTAGTAGGTGTCTTCTTACTATCTTCTAAAGTAAAACTACTTAAAGATTGTGTTCCTATTGCATAATTTGCATCATCACTATTTGTTTCAGTTATTACATGACTTCCTGCACCTGCAGTATCTGCACAACTACCAACAGCAAAAGCTAAAAACTTCCAATCTTGAGGATAATAATTAAATGTTCCAGTATAATCCAATGGTCCATTAGTAAATGTATCTACATTTCTATCTGTTGAACCTTGATATCGTATTGAAACAACACCTGCTCCTTCATCTGGCGTATGGTCTTGAACTAAACCTATCCAATTTCTTGAACCAGCTGTTAAAAACGTCTGGTCTGCATATGTCCCACTTTCATAAGTAAAACATAATTGGTTTTGGTCTGCTAAATACTTATATCCCATTTAATCTACCTCCTTTCATATTCTTTAACTATCATTGACAGATAAACAAATATTGAACCTCCATCACTTTACTTTTAGTATCTACATCATTTACATTAACAACAGAAACCATATTAAAATCATGCAAATTAGCACCTGTAATATCATCACCACTTAATTGATTTGTTCTTAAGTATTCATAAATATCATCAAAAATAGTATCTCTCTCTTTAACATTTCTAGCCCATATCCTAATTTCTATCCCCAATCTTAAAGCAGTTCCTTCACTTTGCATTCCTAATCTTGCTTCTTGTCTACTACCGGTATCAGTAATAGTAATAATAGGATATTTAACAGCTCTCTTTGGATACTCAGTCATAACAAACCTTTCATTACTACCTCTCTCACTACTTATAGGGTCAACTATATTTTCATCTAAATTACTTCTTATAAAATTAATAGTATCTGCCAAAAATGTAGAACTGTTTACACTTGTTATTGTCATTATTTTTACCTCGCTTGGTTTTATGAATTAGTCGCTTCTAACTCATTAATAATAAAATAATCATTATTTATAATAATATAGTTTTAAATTATATAATTTTACAAAAAAAAAAGAAGTAGGAGATTACTTTCCTAACTTTAAAACATCTTCTGCAATTTTATGCATCTTCTTTATAAACTCCTCAGACTGATGAGTCAAATGTCTTACACTTATCCTTTTGATAAATCCAGCTCTTGGTATCATTCCATCTCTAAATAAAGGATGGTTGTGTACAGGGTCATCACTTTCAATCTCAATATATGGATTATCAAATCCAGCCACGTGTGCTGAAATTGGTATCCCTAACTTATCTCTTAGAGCTTCTGCTAAATCCTGTCTTAATACAGGGTCTAACTTTTTCAGTTCCGGCATGGTTTC